CGGCCCGGATATGACGCTGCCCCCCGCCGCAACAGCGCAGAGGATAAGGCGCTGTGCTTCGGATACGGTGTCGTGCAGGGCGCAGAGCCGGGAAAGGACATTGCGCTTCCTGCAACGGGCGCAACTGCTGACAAGTTCGAGGGCGTTGTGATGTACAGCGCCAATGTCGAGATGGACGATGATGGTGCCGTGGTCCTGCGGAAGAACCAGATCGTCGATGTCTGCCAGTCCGGCAAGCTGTGGGTGCAGCTGGTCGATTCGGTGGAGCCTGCTTATGGCCAGCCTGTGTACCTCGTGACCACTGGTGCAGACGCCGGCAAGTTTACCCCGACCAAGGGAACCAATCTGGCAGTTAAGGCGCGCTTCATCGGCGCGGCCGTGAACGGCATCGCCCCTGCTCAGTTCGTGACTCAGCTTTAAGGAGGTAGGAACCTATGTCTAAATTCAATCCTTTCGACCCCGCAAACGGTTACAGCGAGGAGGACCGCGTCGCTCTGGAGACGAAGTGTGCCTCGCTGATTAACCGCGCCTATCGGAACCCGTTTCCTGGCGCTTCGCTTCGTCACGATGGTGCGGACAATGCGGGCATCTTCTTTGCCAAGCAGCTGGCGCACATCAAGACCAAGGCATACGACAAGGAGTTCCCGGAGCTGTCCGGCCTGAAGCTGTTCCCCCAGACAAGCGATACGGATGAGGGCGCAAGCTACATCGAGTACTACTCCTATGAGCCTGTCGGCTTCGCTGCCATCATCGCGAACTACGCTTCGGATCTGCCCCGTGTTGATGTGAAGGGCACTCCCCATCGTGCTGAAATCGTCAACATCGGCGACAGCTACGGTTACAACGTGCAGGAGCTGCGCGCATGCCGTCGGAACGCCGTTCTGGGTATCATGAAGTCTCTGGATGCTGTTCGCGCCGAAGCCGCCCGCCGGGTCTATGATGTCAAGGTGAACCACCTGATTTGGAACGGCGACGAGAAGGCAAAAATCGTCGGCGTGCTCTCTTCGGGCAACAATATCCCCGTTTACACACTTCAGAACGGCGCTGGCGGTAAGGCTGACTGGGCAAGCAAGACTGCCGATGAAATCGCCGCTGACATTGCCGGCATCCTGAACTACATCGACACTCTGACCCAGAGCGTTGAGCACCCGGACAGCTGGGTTATGCCGAACGACCTGTACACCGCTCTGAACCTGCGCCGCATCGACGGCACCGGCGAATCCGTGCTGTCCTACATCAAGGAGCATACTCCGCAGATCAAAAACTGGGAGACCGCTGGTGAGCTGTCCAAGAGCAACAAGGACTACAACACCACCGGAAAGAACATCGGCCTGCTGTACACCAAGGATACCGATAAGATGTACCATGATGTGCCTATGGCATTCCTCCAGCATGCGCCGCAGGACCGCAACCTCGAAATCGTCATCAACTGCGAGGGCCGCGACGCGGGCATGGTTATTCCTTATCCGCTGTCCGCTTGCCTCGTTTACGGTCTGTAAGAAAGGAGCCAGCTCATGAAAATCAAGAATATCAGCGTGAAGCCGATTTGCATTGGCGATGTCTCTCTGCTCCCCGGCGAGACTGCACAGGTCGAGGCCGTCTACGCCGATGCTGTGGCGTTCTACATCAGCATGGGCTATGTGCAGGAAGTCGTGGAGAAGAAGACCCGTGGCAAGGCAAAGACTCCCGACGCGGAGCCTGACGCCATTGCAGAGGATGCTGCAGAGGATGAGTCCTGATGGATGCTGCAGATATAGCCGCAATCACCAAAATCGTGAAGATGGTGGGAGCGGAGTTCAAAGAGACGTCCGATGAGGACATCAAGTTCTGGATTGAACTTCAAGCCCCTGTTATTTCCCGAAAGAAGTTCGGTGCTGATTATAATTTGGCGCTGGCTCTTTTGACGTGCCACGCCATGAAGATGGCTGGCAGCGGCGACAACTCGCTGGGTACTATCGCTAACACTGGACGCCTTGCCAGTGTGTCGGAGGGCGGTGTAAGTATCTCCTTTGCGACGTCTACTGCGGGAACAACGGGGGACGCAGCCTATCAACTTACATCTTATGGGTTGCAGTTCATCGAGATCCGGAACAGGCATATCGTTCCCATTATGATTCGGTAAGAGGGTGAATGTATGGCTATTGCCGGAGAATTTGGGCTCGACCTGACCCCGGAGGGAACAGCGGCACTGTCAATGCTGGATGAGCTGGAGGATATCGTTGTTGAGGTCGGATACCAAGCCGACCAAATGGCGATTGACGGCGAGACCTCGCTGGCAGAGATTGCCTATTGGAATCATTATGGGACTTTGCATAAGGATGGTTCCGTGATGATTCCAGCACGCCCGTTCATGGATGCACTTCAAAAGCACCCCGATGAATTGGCGGAGTTCTCACAGCAAGCGGCGTCGAACCTCAATACCGCTGAAACTGTGGCAAGCGCAATCGGCGCCCAAGCCAGTTCTATGATTCAGGACGCTATCAGAGACGAAGATTGGGCGTCTAATGCGCCGATTACGGTCGAGGGTGGATGGATGGTAAACGAGTACGGCAAAAATGGCCCTGTCCCGGTTCATATTGACGGAAAAGGCTCTACAAAGCCTTTGATTGACACTGGAACCATGAGACAGCAGTGTGGATTCCGCCTTATGAAAGGGGAAAAATGAACATCTTCAAACGGCCTTACAAAGTGCGGCGGTACGGAAAAACCAGCTGGGAAGATGGTGTGGCGTCCGCCGGGTATGAGGATGTGCAGCTTATGCTGGATGTCCAAGCCAAGACGAGACGGAACCAAGATGACCCGGCGGGCCGGACAACCACGGGAACGCTGACGGTGTACAGCGATATGGAGCTTCACCCGGCGGAGTCTGACGACCAGACAGACGGTGACCGCCTGTTCTACATGGGAAAGTGGTACGTCTGCAAGTCGTCGGTTTACTGGGGAAACACCATCCTGTCACACTGGATTTCGGAGTTTGAAGCAGTCGATGGCGAGAATGAAAGGGGGAAGAGAGACAATGACGGAAGCTGAGTGCAGGGCCGAGATTCGGAAGTTTTTCATGGAGCTTTACCCTGCCTGCACGGTCATTTACTCCTACCCCGGCAATGCGGCCCGCCCGCCTGCGCCCTACGTCGTGCTTGACTTTAATGCTGCCGACAGCTCTCAAATTGACGAGTACGTTGATGATGGGATTTTGCAGCAGACGTGGTACATGACCATGCCGTTTTCTGCGGAGCTGGTTGCGCAGAGCAAGGTGGTACATGGCGGCGGAGTAAAAAAGGCTCTGCCGTCAACAGTTGTTGACGACCTTGCCCAGAGCATCCGCTTTTTTCAAAGCCCCTACGCAGAGGACAAAATGCGTCTGCTGAACATTTCGGTAACGGCCACAGGAACCCCAGAGCAAATCTACAACAGCGTGTCCGGTGTGGAACGGGCGCGCTGTTCTTTTTCTGTGGACTTCGTTCAAAACACGAAGGAGTATGCAGCACTGCATCCGCAGGACGGTGAATACATCGCAGACCACGATAGTGCGGCATCGAAAAAACTTGCAGATATGCAGGCTGGATATTTCACAGAAGTTGAAATTGAACCACAAATCAAGGAATAAAGGAGTGAGAGCATGACCATTGACCAAATCATCAAGGTCGATATTGCCATTTCGGAAGCAATGGCAATCGACGGCGGCTATGACACCATCCTTATCATCGGCCCCCTGCCGAAAACTCCCGGCGGTCATATGACTCCCGATGTTGCTGGCTATACCGGCACGCAGGATCTGAAGAGTGCCGGCTTCTCGACGGACGACCCGGTTTATATCTCCGCCTCTAAGGTCTTTTCGCAGTCGCCCAAGCCCAGCATGGTGATGGTGGCCGTTCAGAAAACCACCTCTGGTTCGACGGAAAAGGTGGACGCCACCCTTGACCGTGCAAAGGCGGTGCCGGGGTGGTACTGCATCTGCCCGGCGGGCATCAAGGAGGACTTCTATCAGAGCATCGCAGACTGGACAGAATCCAACGAGAAATTCTGTGTCTGCGAGACTACGGGCATTTCTGCATCGCCTGTTTCTGATGCAATGTTCCGCACGGCCGTCGTTCACGCAACGAAAGAAAACGACTGCGTGAATGCGGCATATGCGGCCAAGTTTTTGTCGTATGAGCCGGGTAGCGAACTGTGGGCGTATAAGTCTCTCAGCATGGTCGAGGCACAGAGCCTTTCCACCACGGACGTCGCCAACTTGGAAAGCCGCAATGTCTCGTACTATACCACAATCGGCAGTCAGGCAATGGTGCAGGGCGGCAAGGTGTCTGCGGGTGAGTGGATTGATACGATTCGCTTCCGCGATTGGCTCAAGACTCAGATTCAGCAGAATGTTATCAATCTGATGCTGTCTCTGCCCAAAATCCCTTACACGGATCCCGGCATCGGTCTGGTTCAGAATGCCGTTACTGCGGCGCTGGATGCAGGCGTGGAAGCTGGCGGCATTGCACGGCCCTCCAGCGACGAAACAACCGGGACGGTCACCCCGTCCTATACCATCACCGTACCGAAGGCCGCGGAGCTGGATGCAGCAACACGCAAGACCCGTGTGTTGCCGAAAGTAAAATGGACGGCACGGTTGGCGGGTGCGCTGATCGCAACGGAAATCAGCGGTACGCTGAATTATTAAGCGAAAGGAGATGTGCTAAATGGCTCGTGGCAGTGTTCACGTTTATTCTTTTAAGAATGTCATCTGCGCAATCGGCTCCCATATGCCGAGCGGCTTTGCAGCGGATAACTGCATCACCATCACGGAGCAGGGCGACGGCATCACCGATGAGGCGGGTGCCGACGGTGAGGTCGTAGTCTCTAACTCCGACGACCCCCGCTATGAAGTTAAGATGAACTTCAAGTACGGCTCCAAGACGAACGCAGTGCTGCGCAAGTACTACAACCTGCAAAAACAGTCCTCCGGCGGCTACTTCTTCCCGCTGATGATTCGTGATTTGGGAGACAACCCCCAATTTACGGCATCTAAGGCATGGGTGTCCAAACCCGCGCCCATCGTATACGGCGCAAAGGGTGGCGATCAGGAGTGGACCATTCGGTGCGTGGGCGAATTTACTTCGGAATAAGAAAGGATGATGTAACATGAAAATGAAACGGATGGAGATGCAGGAAACGGTAGTTGGAGACTATACGTTTCGCATTCGCCCTCTGGGTGCTATGAATGCGGCATACATCTTCGGTGATGTCGCGGCGGTGGTTCTTCCCATCATTGGCACGGTGGCACTGTCCAGTGGAGACGAGGAGAGCGCAGACCTTGATATTTTCGAGGGCGTTGACCTTGATACGAAGTCTCTGGTTACAGCGCTGAGCAACATCAACGGAAAGACGCTGACTCGGTTGATTTCGGAACTTCTTTTGGAGCACAGCAATGTCAGTTTCTTCGATAAAGATGAATCGAAGTGGCGTCCTATGACAGAGGACGACTTTGACGAAATCTTCTGCATGGCCTTTGCTGGCGCTCTTGGCCTGTGTGCCGCAGTGATTCAGCAGAATTTTAGCGGTTTTTTCGGCGATATCGGCACCCTCTTTGGACGCCTCATGAGCGCACACAAGGGGATGCGCTTGAAAAATACGGAGAGCTTGACCGAACCCAAGTAACGGGCCTTGAGTGGATACTGTATACGCTCATCCGGGAACGAGTGGCAACAATGACCGAATTAAAAGAAGAGTACAACCTCGACGAAGCTCTGAAATTGTACGATTTGATGATGATGGAGCGTGATATAGAATATCTGAAATCCGTATATGCCGAGAGGGAAGGACAGTGATTGGATGGCAGCGAGAGAAATGGTGATTGGAAAGTTTATCAATCAGATCGGATTTCGCATTGACCATAGCACTGTCCAGCAGGTGAAAAACACTGTTGAAAGTGTAAAGTCTGGAATAAAAACCGTTCAGGGCGTTGCGGATGAAGTGAAAAAAAGCGTCAATGACAACATTGACGAAATCCAGAAAAAGGCTCAAAAGGCACGGAGCGAAACGGAAAAGCTTCCTGAGTTTAAGCCGGGCCAAAAGAGCACACAAAATGCTAAAAGTGCGATAGATGAAATCAAGGATTATGCCAAGAAAACGCTTGGAGTGCTTGGCATAGGATTCTCTCTGGCGCAGCTCAGGAGCCTAGCAGAAGAATTTGGTGGCATTAACGATGCAATTCGTGGCGCAACCCGCGAGTTGGGCGACCAATCGGAAATTCAGCAGAAAATTCTGAAAGGTGCGCAAGACTGTCGGGAAGAGTATGGCGCAATGGCTGGAAGCGTTACAAAGTTGATCCAGCAGAACGGCAAACTGTTCCCGGTTGATGATGCTGTGAAATTTGTTTCGCTGGTTGAAAAGCTCGAAAAGGGTGCTGGCCGGGAAGCGAACATAGACAGCACTATGGACGTTTTGACCGAGGCCATGTCCTCTGGAAAGCTGGACAAAACTGGTTTTGCGAATTTGAAGTCAAAGGCCCCGGAGGTCGTCAACGCCATCTCTTCCGCAGTGGGAGTATCGGAGGCCCAGCTTCAAAAGCTGGCAGAGAGCGGAAAACTTTCGGCCAAGCAACTGAAAGATGCTTTCTTTGTATCTGAAAGCGAGATTCAGAAGAATTTTGATGAACTGGGCTTTGACATCACGGATGCGCTCAAGTATGTTCGGAATGAGTGGGGGCTGCTGATTGCGGATGTGGACGACACATTCGGCATTACCACTCGCATCGGAAAAGCGATTCGAGATGGAAGCGATTTTCTGATAGGGAAAGCGCAGAAATTTACATCGTGGCTCAAGAGCGTTTCAGATAAGCTGGGCGGCGTGGAACAACTGCTGAAGCTGATTGCGCTTGCAGCGGCGGCGCTTTTTCTCGCGACGAACGGGAACATGGTGCTGTCGTTTCTTAGCGGGGCCGTAAAGCTGCTAAAAGGATTTAATGTCCAAACGGCGCTCGCGGCCGCAAAATGGCTTCTGCTGTTCTTGGTGCTTGAAGATGTGTTCACGTTCTTGCAGGGCGGGGATAGCGTCTTAGGGCGCTTCTTAAGCGATGCTGGCGTGGATGTCGATGCGCTCCGAGACAAAATTTCTAATTTCTTCTCTAATGCAAAGCAATTCGGCAAGGATGCCCTTGGCGATCTAAAGCAATTTTGGAACGAGCACGGCGATAGTGTGCTTGCAGTTCTACAATGGCTTTGGCAGGGATGCGTTGACCTGACAGCGGATATTGTTACCTTGGGTGGCCACTTGTTCGACCTTCTGGGCGGTCTTATCACTGGATTTCAGACAGGAGATTGTACGCAGTTCCTTCAAGGCTGCAAAGAGCTGTGGCAAGATTTCCTTGATTTGCTGAATGATGCAGGGCGAATTGTCTTCGGTGAATTGTGGGATCCGCTGGTGGATTCTATGAATGGCGCATGGAATTTGCTGAAAGGATTCTTTAATTGGTTCGGAGAGAAAATTCAGTGGGCTAAAAATCTTTGGAGCGGAATCAAGGGATTTTTCGACGGAAATGATGGCGATGGGGATGGGGATGGCGACGGGACGACGAAGCCAAATCCTAAGAAGCGCAATAATGGCTCTTCTGGCTCTGGCATTGGAACGGCTGTTGGAGCACTTGCATCGGGCGGAAATGCTGTCTCAAGCAAGACCGTGATGACGGCACCTTTGGCATCCCAGACCACCAACAATAAGTCAATAAACGTGAAGCAGGAAAATAAGCAGCAGTACACATTTCAAGTCACGGAAAGAGCTGCTGCTGACCGTCTGAGCACTACGGTGCGTTCGCAGGAAACGCAGTCCACGGATGAATTGGCAAGAGCGTTGAATTATGGGAGGTGATGCGTTGTGCTGGCAAAGCAACCTGCATCCCTCGGTGGATTTGAGTTCGATGCAATCATCAAGAGGTCGGAAACGATGACCAGCGATGTGCCGGAGTATGCAACAGAGGAAGGATACTCCATCACGGATAACATCTGCCTAAAACCCCGCGAACTGGAAATAGAAGCTATCATCACCAATACTCCTGTCACATGGGCTGAACAACATGCGGCATCGTCAAGCCGCGTCGAGACGATGGTTGAGGAACTTCGTCAACTGTGGCTGAAAAAGACTCCGGTGCAGTTTACCGCGGCTGGCGACAGCTACGAGAATATGTGCATCACGAGTATTACGGCCCCTCGAACGGTTGAGGACGGCAGTAGTACCCGGTTGACCATCAAGCTGAAGCAAGCGTCTATCAACTCCACCGATATGGCAAATATCAGCGTGAAGTACATTCGCGGAGGAACATCTAAGAAAAACACGGGCGCTGGACAGAAAAGCTCATCGTCTACATCTGGTACACAGAAAGACGAAAAAGCCACAAAATCTAGCATTTTGTGTTCTGGTGCAAAAGCCATTGGCCTTTTCAAGTGAGGTGTGCAAATGGAATACTACGAGATTTCTGTTCCGGACCGCAATGATTCGGTAATGCGCGTAAACCTTGACGGTACATACTACTACCTCCGGGTTACATGGAATGCTTACGGAGAGTTTTGGATGCTGAGTACCTACGATGCAGATATGCAGATGAAAATCGGAATGGCAAAGCTCGTGCCGGGGACGATCTGGAACTTCTACTATCTCAACTCGAACGGCCCGCCGGGAATCCTTGGCGTTCAAACGGACAAGGAACGCATCGGGAGGCAGGATTTTGTTGATGCGGTGGCTCACCTATACTATCTGCCGGCTGAACAGATGGGGGTGCAGTGATGGAAAACTTTGACCGTCAGTACAGAGTACGAATCGGAAAGAACAATTCCATGGGCCGAGAACTCGGCAAGCCGAATGAGTCAACAGGCAGGGCGCTTCGGTGTCAATTCTCCTGCGAAGTTGGTGACAGCTCAAGCTCCAACACCGGAAAAATTACGCTGTGGAATTTGGCAGATGAGACCCTGCGCCTACTGGAACAAGAGGACTGCTTGATTGAGCTGAGTGCAGGGTACAAGGACGACCTGCCCACGATAATGGGCGGAACGCTGACGTACTTTGAAACTGAGCAGAACGACGCCGATCAGCAAACCACAATAGAGTTTGTGGACAGCTTTACATCGTGCCGAGACAACACGGTAAGCCTCAGCTATTCCGGTACGGTTTCGGGAGATAAAATCGTGCGTGACGCGGCGCAGATTATGGGCTGTGAGGTTAAATTCTCAAAGTCCGCTAAGTTGATAGACTTCACGAATTTTGCGTTTGTAGGGGCAGGAAAGACCTTGATTGAAAGGGTTTGCAACCGCAGCAAAATGCGCTGGAGCTTGCAAAACGGAATTGTCCAAATCTGCGCATTGGACGAGCCGATAACGATGGCCGCTTATGTGCTGTCCGCAAGCACGGGCCTCATTGGCTCTCCGAAACCCGTCTTTGAGTCTGCATCGACGAGCGATAAAAAGAGCAGTAATGCTTCCAAGCGTAAGGCGAAAAAGGGCATCGAAGTCACCTATGCACTTAATGGTCATATCCAAGTGGACGATTATGTGAAAGTTGACTCGAAGCCGTACAAGGGCAATTATCGGGCGTCCAAAATCAAATTTACTGGCGACACAGAGGGCGACGACTGGAAATGTGTAGCGCTGTTTGTGGAGGTGAAGTGACGTGAAACAGGATTTTCTTGATGCAGTATCTTCCCTTGTTGGGCGGCTGATGGAAGATTCGATTCATACCTCTGCACCCTCCAAGGTTGGAAAGGTAGAGAATAACCATACTGCGAAGCTCACCCCTAACCTCAAGGTGACAACGGATGATGGCCGAGAAGTTCCTTACCCGGAAATATCAGGCGCCATCATTCTGATGCCCTGTGGAGCAGGTGGAACGGTCGGCTTTGCCTTTCCAGTGAAGTCGGATGACGGGTGCCTTGCTCTCTTCAACGAGGGCGGCTCAGGAACAGACCTCAAATGGGATCTCTCGAATGCGGCTTTGCTTCCGGGCCTTTACCAGTCGCCGGGTGAGCAGGTGAAAAAGGCCGGGAGCGAAGAAGCGGCCATAATGTTTGCACCCAGCTCCACTATCACGGTCACGAAAGACAAAATCGAAATCAAAAAGGATGATACCCAAATTACGGTGACATCTGATTCCATAAAAATGGAAAAAGGCAGCACGACTGTTACGGCATCATCTTCGAGTGTTGATGTGACGTCTCCGAATTTGAACATCAAGGGGAATACCAAGGTGAATGGCAATATCTCGGTGACGGGAAACGTGACGATTTCCGGTACATTAACGCTCGGCGGAATTGTGATGAATACGCACACGCACGTCGGTGTGCATGGACCGACTGGAGGACCTGTGTAATGGCTTTGAAAGACCTTGCGCTTTCCAAAAGCGGAGACCTGCTGATAAACGAGAGCGGAGATTTTACAATCATCGACTCGGTTCGGCAGGGCATTCAAATCAAGTTGAGGTGGATTAAAGGCGAGTGGGTCTTTAATCCTGAAATGGGTGTGCCTTATTTTGAGTCGATTTTAGTCAAGACGCCAAACCAAGCACTTATCGAAAAAACGCTGCGTGACCAGATTTTAAGCGTGTCTGGTGTTACAAGCGTTGGTTCGATAAATCTTGCAATGGACAAGAAAAAACGAAGTCTCTCTGCGAAGTTTACCGCAAAAACGACGGAGGGAGAGGTGGAAAGTGAGGTGGAGCTTTCTCATGGAGTATGGAATAACAGCTGATGGCTTTTCGATGCGGCGGCTGGACGAAATCTATAATGACTCCTGCAAAAGATTTGAGGATGAAATCGGTGTAAACCCGTCCGAGAATCCGCAGAGCCTTATGAATGTGCTTTTTACGATTTTTGCCGATGCCCCGGCAGAGTTGTGGGAAGCATTTGCGGCCAGCTATCAGCAGCTCTCCCCGAATACCGCCGAGGGAATCGCACTGGACAACGCCATGCAGATTGGCGGCGTCAACCGCATCGGGCAGGCGCGCACAAAATATACGCTGTCCTGTACCGGGCGTGAGGGTACAGTGATTCCGGCGGGCGCTTTGGTGCAGTCGAGTACATATCCACAGCGCCAGTTTCAGGCAAAAGGAGTGTCCACGATTTCCAGTGCAAACTGGAGAAGAATCGGCATTCGGCCAATCGAAAGCGTGAGCGGAACGATTACGTTTGAATTTGGCGTGTCCAGAAATGCGACTTCGGGTGAAGTGGGAAGCTATTCCGAGTCGGCCAGCATCACAAAACAGCTTTTGGTGAGTTCGTACAGTGATGCTTACACAAAAATCCTGGCAGAGCTTCAGAAATTCGATGCGCTCACGAAGTTTGGAATCAAGGTCGAAGATTCCACGGATGAACAGGGAAACCACACGATTGTGCTGTCGGCTTCTGGTGCGGCTGACAGCTTTTCTGCGTCTCTTTGCAGGTACATTACAGTTGTTGACGTGACCAGCAATATCCTTTTCGAGAGCGTCGAATACGGAAGCTATGTGCAGGCAGATAAAACCATTAACCAAATTGTGACTTCTGTTGACGGTTGGGATTCCTGCATAAATGAGATCCCGCCCATAAAGGGCAGGTTGACCCAGAAAGACTCTGAGGCTCGCACCAGCTATACCAACCGCGTGGCAAGCCGCGGTACAGGAACAGTCAATGCCATTGTGTCGTTGCTTTACAGCGATGTAGAGGGCGTGACGTTTGCTTCGGGCTATCAAAACGACAATGATGAAAAGGATGCGGCGGGTCGTCCGCCGCACTGTATCGAAATTGTTGTGCAAGGTGGCTCGGATGAAGATGTTGCGGGCATCATCTGGGAAAACAAATCCGGTGGAATTAGGGCGTATGGAAGCCATTACGCTTATGCCACCGACATAAACGGAACGCGCCAGTATGTTGAGTTTACCCGCGTCAACGATGTCTATTTGCTGCTGTCGGTCAAAGTTACGAGCGCTGGTGGTCTGGATGATGACTTTGAAGCGAGAATCAAATCTCTGCTGATGGAAGAAATTCTTTCGGCGGGAACATCGGTTAGGCTGCAGAAGTTCATCCGGCCTATCATGGAGAATGTGTCTGGAGTCGATTATATCGAGATTCGGGGCGTTCTTTCCGAAAAGCCGGACATTGAGGGCGTGGCAGACAGTGCTATGCTTACGGGCGTCGTTCCGGTCAGCATCAACCAGCAGCCAGTTGTCACGATGAACGGAATTCGGGTGGTGAAAGCATGATTTCGGCGTATAAGGAGATGTACGCTAAGCTCCCGACGCAATTTCAGCTTGAATCGTATGAGGAAAGCTGTTTGGGAGATTATGTGTGCGACACGCTGGAGGACTTGAAAAATCTTCCTGATAACTGCGTGATGGGCAGTACGGCGAGAGTGATTAGTCCGTTGACCATTTACAGAAAGAATTCTGAGGGAAAATGGATTCTGCAAAGAACAGCGGACAGGGGGTAAAACGATGGCATTTGAAGCACTGAGCGAAAAGCCGCTTAGAGTAGAGAAAATGTCTGTGCTGGACGGCATCGTTTGGGCCTTTGCGCCCGAGTACGAACATTTGATGCTCGCACTGGGCGGATTCGAGTGGATTAACAACATCGACAAGTGCAACGGCGTTTTGCTCAACCGAATTGGCCAGCTGGTATGCCTTACTCGTCAGCAGGCGGGAGCGATGATTGGAAGCCGAGAGCTGGCAGACAACGATGATATTTATCGGGTCTGCTTGAAGTACAAGGCTTACGTTAATTCGTGCCGCTGTACGCCGAATGAGATTATCGAAGCGACCAAAATTATTTTTGGAGCAACGGAAGTTGTATACAGTGAGCGCCGCGATGTGCCGGCGACCATTTACCTTTCGATTTCCGCGCCGTTCTCGGATTTGGTTCTGTCCATTTTGGGAACGCATGACTTGGTGGTCCATCCGGCGGGCGTGAGAGTCAGGATCAACTGCTCAACTGAGGATGCAGAAACATTTGGCTTCGTGAATCTTAATCCGCGAGTTGCGGGATTTGGCGAGGGTATGTTTGCCCAGTCCATCAATTAACAGGGGGTGATTCTATGGCGGATGCACGTTCGGGAGCGGAACTGACCGATTATTCCAAGGTGGCGTTCTCGGTTGGAGGCGTTCGGCAGGAAATTTCGATTGACGATTGGCGAAATGGCTGGGCCGCAATCGTTGGCGGTTTGAACGGCAAGCCAACGAGTCAACAGTTTAACATGGTGTTCTATATTCTGTCTGTACTGCTGAATCAGAACATTTCGGATGTTTCGGCGGTCAAGAATACGGCAAATGCAGCATTGCCGAAAGAGAGCTTTACGGCAAAACAGATTGTGGCCCTGCTTTCTCAGTATGGGCTTATGTCTGGGTGCAACGCGGATATGCTGGATGGAAAGCATGCGGCCGCATTTGCTCTGTCTAAGCACAGCCATGCGGCGAGCGACATTACAAGCGGGAATTTGCCGATTGAACGCGGCGGCACTGGTGCGGGTACCGCTGCTGATGCGTGTCGTGCTCTTGGCGCCATGCGGAACACCGGCGGAACCTTTACGGGAACGGTCTATTTTGCAAATGGCACAGCGCACTATGTCGGGTCTGCGGGAGATGCGCATTTTAAGTCGTTGACTGCGAGCGAGGACATTCATGCAAAACGTGTGTTTGAAGCGGTCTACAACGATTATGCCGAGCTCATGCCGCGTGGTGAACAGACAGATCCGGGCGACATTATTGCACTGGATACTAACAGCCAGCAGGAAAAATATGTCAAAGCCACAAATCTTTCGAGCCGCATTGCCGGAATCCATTCGGACGAATACGGGATGCTGATTGGCGGAGAGCAGGTCAATGATGGGGAAGATTTCTTGGAAAAGAATCTTCCCCTTTTTATCCCGGTTTCGCTTGCCGGACGTGTCCACACAAAGGTCGTTGGCCCGGTGAGCACGGGAGACTGCATTGTGCTTTCCCATATTCCGGGTGTTGGTCGTGCGGCGAAACCGTGTGAATATATTGACCCGTGCAAAGTGGTTGGTTATGCGGTTGAGGGTGACGATCTGACCGAACAACGGCGGCTCAAAGTCAGAGTGAGAGGTGCTTAATGGCTAACTGGGGGCAAAAAGTCTACCCCTCGGACTATGCGGAAATCAAAGCCTTGCTCAAGGCCGAGGTAGGGAGACGCGGAAAAACAGAGGGAACAGCACGAGGGCAGAGCGTTGGCAGTATGGCGAGTTATAACGGCTCTGCATACGACTTCTCGACGCAACCGACGGCTGGAGCGTACATCAAAAACGAACATATCCAAAAAATTACAAAGCCGCTGGATGCGATCAAAGGAACATCGATCACACCCGAAAATGGGGCGCAGATCACAGCGAGCAGGCTGAGCCAAGCGGCAGCAGTGCTAAGCGAGCTGAGCGCGATCCCGGAAACTGCTGCATCAAGCGGGTGCTCTGGCCGCTGCTCTGGCCTGTGTTCCACGGGATGCAATACGGCTTA